GCTCCAGCACCAGAGGGCGCTCCCAGAACTGAAGCAACTGCTCCTTCTGTAAATGTTACTGTTGATGCCCCTGCTGCCGTTGGAGATGGCGCTGAAACTACTGAAGTTATTAAAGAATCTAATTCTTCTCTAGCTTCAATGATCGTCACTATAAAGGATACATCCAGTAAAATAACTAATTCTATACAAACGGGATTTGACAAATCAGTTAATTGGCTGGAAAAGGTTGATAGTTCCTCTGAAACAGAATCAACAACAGAAACTAAAACCATTGTAGATAGACTAAAAGAAACTGCTTCTTCTACAATAAACTCTCTAGGTTCTGTATTCACCAAACAAAGTGATGAGGTTGAAGATAGTATAAAAGAACAAACTAATGTTGCTCAAGACATGGCAGCTGCTGAAGAAGAAGGTAAAGCCACAGAAGAGGTTCTACAAGTAGAAGGTGATAGAGAAAAAGCAACACAATCTGCTGAACATATGCAAATTCTTAGAGAAATTAGAGATTCTCTTAAAGGTAGTTTTGGAGCAGTTTCAAAAGATAAGAAAAAAGGTGGACTCCTTGCTGGACTTTTAGGTGGAATTGGAGCAGGTATTGGTGCCATCGCAAAAGGTATCGCAAAAATTGGAGTAGGATTTGGTAAAGGAATGATCGCACTTGGTGTGGGTATTGCTGGATTTATGCTTGCTCTTGGTACTGTCAGTATTCTTTTAGGATTAATGGGAGCAGATGGGTCAGGACTCGCAAAATTAATTCAAGGATTTTTTGGCGCATTTACTATGGAAACAGCAGGTATGATGGGTGGGATTATTCTCGCAGCAGGATTATTAGCAAAATTCAAAGTAAGTCCTTTAGCATTCGCAAAACAAATGACAGCACTTGGTGCTGGTATTACTGGATTCTTTGCTGGTATTCTTTTAGGAGATGCACTAGGACAACTTGGTACAATGATTGGACTTGATGGAAAATCTATTGGTAAATTAATGACCAATTTCTTTGGTGGTTTAACTCCATCAGCAGCCGCTGGTCTAGGAGTTGTTGTAACCATAGCTGGTTTGTTAGCAGGCTTCAAGGTTGATGCAACACAATTCGCAAAACAAATGACAGGAGTCGGAGCTGGTATCGCAGGATTCATGGCTGGACTTCTTCTTGGAGATGCCGCTGCTAAACTTGGTGCGATGGCAGGACTTGATGGTGGAAGTATTACTAAACTAATGGATAATTTCTTTGGTGGAATGACACCAGCCGCCCAATCAGGATTAGGAATTGTAGTATCTATTGCTGGTTTACTAACGGCATTTAAGGTTGATGCGTTACAATTCGCAAAACAAATGACAGGAGTTGGTGCTGGAATCGCTGGTTTTGCGGGTGGACTTCTTCTTGGAGATGCCGCTGCTAAACTTGGCGCAATGGCTGGTCTAGATGGTGGAAGTATTACTACACTAGTAAACAATTTCTTTGGTGGAATGACTCCAGCCGCTGTTGCTGGTCTGACAACTATCACTACCATTGCTGGACTTTTAACAGCATTCAAAGTTGATGCATTATTATTTGCAAAACAGATGACAGGAGTCGGAGCTGGTATTGCAGGATTTGGAGCTGGACTTCTCTTGGGCGATGCTGCCGCCAAACTTGGTGCAATGGCAGGACTTGATGGTAAGAACCTTAGTAAATTAATGTCAAATTTCTTTGGAGCTATGACTCCAGAAATAGCAGCGGGTATGGGAGTAGTTATTACTTTGGCGGGAATAGCAGCAAAACTTTCTATTCCCGCAACTCAAATAGCTTTAGGAATGACTGGAATTGGTGCCGGTATTGCTGGGTTTGGTCTTGGTATTATTATGGGTGATGGTGCTGCAAAACTTGGCGCAATGGCAGGACTTGATGGTAGTAGTCTTGCTAAATTAATGGGAAATTTCATGAGTGCATTTGATGGAATTGGTCTGGTCGCCCTTGGAGCATTAATAGTAGCAGGTGCCGCTCTTGGAGCAAGTATAGGTGGAGTTCCTGCCGTGATTGCTGGAATGGGAGCAATTGGTGCTGGTATTGCTGCTTTCATGATTCCTATGGTAGCAGCAGATTGGATTGCTAGTTTTGGAACTGGAGAAAATCTAAAACTTCTTCTTACAAATATAGGTGGAGCAATAGGTGGTTTTCTTGGTGGTATAGGCAAAGGTATCGCCGATACAATGAAAGATGTTGATGGTAAGAAATTATCTGAACTTGGAGAAGGAATTGAGGGTGTAGGAAAAGGAATGATAGCAGCCGCCGCTGGAATGACTGTTGGTTTAATTGGTGGTTTAATGTCAGGAATTGGTTCTTTCTTTGGTGTTGAAAGTCCTATTGATAGAATAATTGCTATATCTAAAGATAAAAGTATTGATGCAGCAAGATTAAAAGTACTTGGAGAAGGAATTGGGCCTCTTGGGGAGGGGCTTAAAGCGTTTTCTGGTTTTAAAATAGAGGGTGGTTTCATTGGCGATAGTGATTTAGAAACATTTATTAAAATTATAGCCAAGTTGGGAGATTCAAAAGTTAAAATTGATACAGTTCAGATCCAAAAGATTGCTGATGGTATCGGGCCACTGGGTACGGCAATGGCTGGTTTCTCCGGTGTAGAAATGGATAAGCTTGATGATATAGATGATTTCTTTGCAGCATTAAACTCGAAAGCAATAGGGAAGATGGCTTCACCAGAACAACTTCAAAATGCTGCCAAAGGTATTGACCCATTAGGAAAAGCAATAAAAACATTTTCCGGTATAGACATGGATGCACTAACTGGTGGATGGGGAGAAGATAATTTAGGAAAGTTTTTTGCGGGTGTAGGATCAGCAGTAGAAGAAGTTAAAGATCCAGGAAAATTAAATGCAGTTGCATCTGGAATAACAGTATTGGGTAATGCACTACAAACTTTCAAGGGAATAGATTCTGATAAAATGAATTTTACCCCATTCTTTGAAAGTCTGGAAATAGGTGATCCAGAAAGAATGAAAAAGAATTTGGATATGTTAGGATGGACAGCACCAAAGATTACTGCTACTGCGGTCGAGGGTACTGATGTCAATACAGGTCAAGTAGGGGGATTAGTAACCGAAACTGGTCCATGGGTTCTTCATGGTACAAAAAAAGAACCAGAATTTATTTTAGACCAACAAGCCACTCAAGTCTTCATGAAAGCAGCGACACTCTTAACTGGTTCTCAAATGTTAGAACAAGAAAGAGCGGGAGGTGGTGGACCACCCGTAGTAATAAATCAAGTGGACAACAGTCAGGCTAATCCTGTAATCTCAAACCAGGCTACACAGATTAAAGCCTCTGAAAGTCCTCACGCGCGTGAGTCCACCAAAGCTATGTTAGATCAAGCTTACGCTATGGGTTAAGCTTCTTCAGCTAACTTCTGGAAATACCCCATTGCTTCTTCCTCAGTACCACCACTATCTACTTCCGCAGTAGCAGGAGTGGAAGGTGGATTATAAGGTTGACCACCATCAAATGGAACATCTTCTGATTTTGGTGCTGAAGCAACTTCTGTTCCAAGACCAAGAACCCTGTCTAACTTTTCTTTGAGTTCTTCAAAGGGTTTGAACTTATCATCACTAACAATCTCTTTCAAAGAATGTTCTATTTTCCAAATCTCTTCCATCTTATCATCATCTTCTAGAAGAGCAGAAGGAGTATCAAACTCACTCTTATCATAGTTAGAGAAACCTTCAACCTTACGGATCTTCATCTTGAAGTTTGCACCTTCCCAAAGGTCAAAAGGATTTACTGGAGTTTCATCTTCAAACTCTGGATTCATTAGGTCATTAATCTTGTCAAAGATTTTCTTACCATAACGATACAATTTCACTTGTCCTTCATTTTCAGGATTAGCGGGGTCTTTAATGACATACACATTAGATGTGTAATTCAGTCTACGTTTCTGTTTTCTGGCAATTTCCTTATTCGCCTCAATTCCAGAATTCCAAAGTTTGGAATTATGTTCACTAACTGGATCTTTTTTACCTTGAGTGGTCAAGGAATTTTCAATGTACCAGCCACCTGGTCCTTGAAATCCATGATTCCACATTCTTGCCCAAGGAAGATCTTCACCATCTGGAGCGGGGAGAAAACGGA